CGAATAGTACGGGATAATGCGGGGGAGCGGATTCCCTCCCCCGCTCGCCGGCCTCGTTGTCTCCTCGATCGAGACACGAGGCCGGCACCTCTTGACACGAACCTCGAGCTCGGACTAGAGTCCCGACTCCACCACGATGAAAGGCCCGATGATGAGTAACAAGCGACGCAAGCGCCTCGGCTCGGAGAAGATCCGCCGCAACCTGGAAACGCGCGTCCTGCGTGGACGATTGAAGGCGGAGGCGAAGCAGCTTCGCGTTGAGGCTAGCGCGTTGCGGGTGCCTGCGAGTGCTGAGCGCGGGGAGGCGTGATGGTTGATGTTTTGGCGGTGATGCGTGAGGAGGGCATTACGCTTGATGATCTTTCGGTGGCGAGTGGTTTTTCGGCGTATTCCTGTCGGAAGTATGTTTATGGTGAGCGTGAGATTCGGTCGAAGGCGGAGCGCGAGTTAGTGGCGAGGCATGGGTCGCGTGCGAATGCGATCATTCGGGCGATGCATGAGAAGCGTGCTGAGTGGATTCGTTCGCATCCTGTCGCTCCGTGTGGGAAGAAGCGGCTGGCATTGAAGAGTGTGGTAGAGAAGCGTCAGCCAGTTTTGCAGGAATCGTGGAAGCCGATGCCTCGAGCCGCGGACGAGGATTGGGATGGCGAGTTGTATACGATCGAAGAGTGGCGTCGACTCTTTGGAGCGCCTGGCTCTTCGCAGGGTGCTAATGGTCGCGTGGAGGGATTCTTCCCGACGGAGCCGTGTTTTTTGGGTGAGTGACGGATAACCCCCAATAGTGTCTAACCACTTGACAGATTGGGATTGATCCCCTATCTTTAGTGCATGGCAACCACCACTCACCAGGAGCACACCATGATCATCAACACCACCATCACCCTCGAGAAGATCTCCGGCCTCGAGATCGTCAAGTGCAACGGTTACTACGCCATCGTGAACCGCGCCCTCGGCAACGTCGAGTACGTCAAGGATCTGAAGACCGCTGAGGCCGTCCTCGTCAGCGTCGCGAAGGATCGCCTCGCAAGCTGGAAAGAGCAGATCGCCGCCTAGCGGCCCTGCTCGTCCGGCCCCTCGCCTCTCAGGAGGCGGGGGGCTTTTTTGTTGCGTTCATTTAGGATCGCGCGTGTGTAACAAACCTAGTCGAGCCAGATGATGTATTCGGCGGTGACGCGTCCCGCTTCGGGATCGATGAAGTGGAGGCGTTGCGAGGGTCGTCCCTTAGCTGCGACGAATTCGCGCGCATACTCGCTGCCGCTCTCCGTTGATCCCGTCATGAAGACGCGACCACCATTCGGCAGCTGAAACTGACTGACATGGTGATAATGCCCGAGGTAGACATCATCAAAGGATTCGGTGACGCCGCTACTCCACGCTGTGCTCTTCCGAATGATGCCAAAAGCGGGAGTGTTGCCGCCGAAGCTTTTGATCTGATCACCATGCACAAGCATTGCGCGATACTCGCCAGCCTTGACGATCTCGTACCAGGACGAAGGCTCGTGCCATACAAGCCGATCCTGCGAGAGCCGATCACGGACGATGCGACACAGAATCCTGTCCCAATTGTCGGGAACGCCATCAGTCTTCTTACCGATCCTGCCGTGGTTGCCGGCGACCTCGTAGACGCGCACGGTCTTGAACTCTGCGAGCAGAGCTAAGAGCACTTCTTCGATCAGGTTCGCAGCCTCAAAGACCATGCCGAATAGTGTCGAATCAACCTCGAATGGTTGGCCGGGGAACGTCTGGATGTTCTCGATCATGTCGCCGCCGAGCATCACGATGATCTCATCAACCGGATGCGCCGCGCGCTGAATGCCGGCGAGGCGAATCGTTTTCTGCACGACGCGATGGACACGCTCGCGACACACATCCGTGTCGTACGAGCTCGTGTGCTTCCCTAGCTGCCAATCCGTGAGGTGGAGGAGGGCGATCTCGGCGCGCTTTCCTCCTTGTTTCCGCTTCGGCGGAAACGATACGCTTTTTGCAGGCCCCGCAATCAGGGCAGCATCACGCGCAGCCGCCTCAACCGCCGCTACGAGGTCTGCACTCTTCGCCTTCGCATCCGCGAGCTGGCGCTGCAATCGGCGCAGCGTCTTCTCAAGGTCGGCATTCTTGTGTTCCGTTTCGATGTCGTCGCGGAGACTCATATGCACATCTTCCGATGCCGACGAATCTGCTTACCCTCAACATGGATCGGGTATCCTCGAGCGTTCAATACGCGCGCGATACTTGTCGCGGTGTATGTCGCGTCGGCAAGGCACGAGACGAGCTCTGCCGAATCTTCTCTGCTCATGTCGCGAATACAAAAACACACCATGCAATCATGCCGCGGCTTCGTATTCTCACTCGTGATCTCATCCAACAGACCCATACGCTCCTCCAGGCTCGCTCGTCATAGCGTACGCCACGCGAGCAGAATCTCCTACGTGATACGGATCAGGATCTGCGGCGGCTTCGCATTCCGATTGCGACGCCAGAGGCCCGAGCCATCAGCCTGCGACCCGTACTCGCTCGAGCTCGTATTGCCTTCAATGCTGACGCACGCGCCCGTCACAAGATTCGGGCGAGTGACGAGCAAGCCAATATGGTCTTGCTGCTTATCCTCGTCGAACTGGTATGTGATCGCATCGCCGGTGCGGCTCGAGCGCCAACCGATGATGCTCATTCCGTATTTCTTCTGCTCGGCAGCGGCGACCCAATCCGGTACGAAGGCCTCATTCATGCCTTTGCAGAACGCGGCCCAACTCTTCCAACCCGCACACCTGTACGCCCACGAAGTCGTGGCGGCGCACCATGGCCACGCGCCAGGCGAGAGTTGCGACCCGAGCTTCTGAATCTCCTCGACATAAGGGCCACGATTATTGCCATGCGTCTCGAGCGGCCCCTCGACGATTCGCATACACCACACCGCGCGCTCCTGCAACGATCCCGGAAGATCCTTGCCAATGACGAGAAGCGTCTTCGGCGTGAGATCGCCGGTCTGCTTGATGCGATTCTTCCGCTGGACACGCTTACAGAGTTCGCGCGCCGCACTCCCGTACGTGTCGGAGAGGTTGAAGCCTTTGGGGATCTGGATGCCGGCACGCTTTGCATAATCACGAAGGGCGATCTTGGCTGCCTGACGATGCGTCACGAGCGGCGAGGATCGGTGACAACATAACCAGCGACTGCGATGATGATAGTGATCAGCGCGCCCTGGACGAGCTCGGGAATCTCAAAACCTGCAAGGCTCGCGCCCCACACGATGATCGTGACGAGTGCCGCAGCGAGCGTACTAGCAGCAACCTTTGGACTGACATTCTTCATAGCGTTCCCTCCTCAGGGTTTTAGATGATCTGTGTGACGACGGCTGTTACAGCACCCGTCACGGCACTAATGGTAGCGATAATCCCGACGAGCTGACCCTTCGTCATATCCGATCCGCGACGCATCGCCTCACGCTCCTCCAACTTCAAGAGGCGCGCCTCGATCCTGTCAAGGCTACGAAAGATGCGGTCGATCTCAGCGTCACTCATGTCAAGCCGCTTCGTAAGTGACACTGACGAAAAACTCGTCTCCGTTGGCCGTTGCGATGTTCGGGCTAACACCTACGACATTTCCAGCCGCCCCATGTGCATAGACGGCAACAGTTGTCCCGGTGTTTACAAACGCTCCACCGGCATAGGTCAGATTGGAACTTGCATCATAAAACATGCCAGATCCAAATATCACCGCACTCGCAGCAGAAGAAACAGGGAGCGAGATGGTGATCGAACTTCCGGCCGATCCCGCGCCGGTGATACTGACCTTTACAGCTAGCCAAACAACTTTGCCAACCCGGACATATTTCGCATAGTTCACAGTCTTAGAGATATTCGACGATACTCCCTGTGCAAGTGTCGGCGTATACGATGTCCACGCCGCCGAGAATGGTGCGAGCTCGACCATGTTATCGCGTACATTGCTGTTCCAGAATGCTGCGGTGAGTACGTCGCCGGCGACGGCGGTTCCTGGTGTAGTCCAAGCCATGAGCGTATTCTACCGTTTCTGTTAGAGGCCGAAGGGAGAGCCGACAACGGTACCACCAGCAAAGAGGCTCACGGGGTTCGCTGTCGGGTCGGATGACGAGCCGAAGACGAAAGCGACCGTATCCGTAGACGCAAGCGTGAACTCAACGGTATGCTGCTTTGGTCGGATCTGATGACGGATGCCGATGATCTGAACCGAGCGTGACACGCGCGTGCCAACCTTGCTCGGCTGGAATTGAATCGTCACGATGTCGGCGAGCTCGAGCGCGAGCAATGATGTTTGTTGTGCTGCGGTGAGGGCGGCGAGTTCGACGGCGATCGTATTGAAGCGCAAGTCTGGTTCGCCATACTTCTTCGCAAAATATCCGGCAAGCGCAAGCGCGTCCGCCGTACCCTGAGAGCCGAGCGGCAAGAGAAGTCCATTCAACTCGAGGCTCTGCACACCATACGTCGTCTGACTCGTGGTATTCGATGCGAGTTGTGTTTCGAGACCAATCGGCGTGATTCCGACACGGTTATAAAGTAGTTCGGTACCGTACGAGATCTCAATATCGGTATATGGGATTGCGGTTCCAGCGTCGGAGAATACGACGGTTCCGGGTGCGACGGCTCCCGCATTACGATCACGAAACGTCACCTGATTACTCTTCGACATAAAGAGCAGTCCAGGCTCGGAAGCGGCGACAAGCTGGAGATACTCAAGCACCTCGCGGCCCTGCTCCACCACATCCGCCTGAAGCGTCTGAACGCCCGTGTCGATGTCACGATCTGCAAGAGGCCAATTCACTTCCGAGCGGCTAAGGACGGCGCCAATACGCGCGCCCGTTGTCTGAGCCGTCGCCGTATGCGCATTCAACTGCTGACCACCAAACAGGATGAACCCATCGACACACGCAGCCGAAGCAGTCGCGTCACCCTCCACGCTGTAATCCAGCGACCAGTCCTCCACGAGTCCCGTGAACTGCACGGCGGTAGAGCCACTGACGATTGTGCTTACTTTCATATTCTTCCGCGGCTTGATATTCGGATAGAACGGCGATGATGTGTAGAACGGATCAAACGCGCGAGACGTATTCGTAAAGCTCAGGTTCGCACTACCCGTCGTGAACCGATCAAGTTCGCGCGAAAGGCCGCGACTGATCGTCACGCTCGTCGTATACGAAGTTACGTCATAAAACGCGGTGCCGCTTCCGCCGATCTGGACGAGAACATCAGGAGCCGGCACGACGCTAGCCCTTACGAAGCGTCGTCACGCGATTGAAGTCCGTCTTCGTAGAACCACCCGAAGTCTGACCCGCCACATTCTGCGTCACCGACAATAGCGGCGCTGAGAAGGCTTGACCATTCCGCTTCTCAAACCGCTTGATGCTCTCGACAATCGTCCGACCAAGCTCGTCAGGATCAGTACCAAGCCCAGCATGAACCGTCAAGTTATACACCGTCGTATTGCCACCACTCCCACCACCCACAGCGTCGCGCAGCATATTCATCGCACTCGTCGAGTTCAACGGAATAACAGCCTCAGCACCAGCCTCACCAGCCGTAAACACCTGCTTCTTCAGAATGCCACCCATCGCCAAGCCATACGCAGACCGCTGCGGCTTCCGATTCGATGCGTCCCACTCGGACATGATCTTCCGGATTTCTTCTGCCTCAGCACTCGTAATAGTCGCGCCACCAGGACTACCCGGACGCTTACGGAAATCCTGAGCAGCCTTCAACCGATCAGCGCGCCGCTTCGTCCACGACGCAAGATCAGCCTCAAAGCGACGCTGATTCTCAGCACGCTGAGTAGCAGACACGCCAGGAGCCTCTGGAGCGATCGGCTGTCCCTGACCAGCAACACGCGCAATATCCGCCACAAGCGCAAGGACGCCCTGCAACTCGCGCTCAAACGCACCAGAGAAAGCAATGCCAAGCTCAGAGCCGAAGTCCGAGCCAAGATACCCCTTCAACTGGTTAGAGAAGTCAGCCGCCGAGATCAGTCCACGATTGAACTGCTCGATGAGGTTATCAATCGTCTTCTTGTCAGTCTCTTCCGCATCGGCGAGTGCGCGCTCACGGAGCGTCATCTGACGATCGAGGAGGAGCTGATCCAAATCTAGTTGCGCGCTCGTCTTGTCCTCAGCATTTGCGAGTTCGTCTCGAGCCGCCTTCTCTGCAATCTTGAAACGCTCATCCTCAATACGCCGCTGCTCCGCAGTCGCCTCAGCACCCGTAGGCCCACCAGCCACACGAAGCAGCGCAGCACGCTTCTGCGACATGAACGACACGAGATTAGATCCGAAAGATTGGAGCTGACGACGCGCGTCCTGGATCGCAGCACGCACCGTGTCCGTAATGATGTTCCGTTTTGTCACGGCAGCCTTGACACGAGGGCCGGTAATTATTGACTGTGCAAGATCACGCCCAAGATCCTTCCACGTTTGTGAACTAGTCACGCTATCGACTGCCTTCGTAAATAGTTCACTCAATGATTGAGCAATGTCTACATACAATTCACCAAGACGCTCAACCCAACCCAAAACAAACTCGTTCGCAAGTGTGCCGCCGCCGATCTTGAATGTGAACTGCCAGATACTGAAGACCTGATCAAAAATCCCCCTAAGCTGAGAAGTCGCTTGCTTACGTCCCGTATTACTAAAGGAACCAATCAGAAGCCCAGCAGCATTCTTACCAGCCTGATTCGCACTCGCCTCAATACCCTTGAAGAATGTATCGAATTGTTGGCGACCACTTGGAATCAGAATGACACGCGCCGGAAGATCGATCTTCTGAGTCGTATTCCACCAAGCCAATACATCACGATACGCGCGACCAGCCGCATCAGAAAGCGTGCCAATCACAAGACGAATCTTCGCCTCAAGCGTCGGCTGCTCACGAAACCTATTCAAGAATGTTGAAACAGCACTAGCAGCATTCGCCAAAGCGATCACCAGCGGAGCACCAATCGACTCGCGCAGATTCTCCACAGCCTCATTGAAGCGTTGGAATGATCCCGTAGCACTCGCACCAAACGACTCGGCCTGACCCTGGACGCGACGCTGCACAATCGCGAGCGCCTCCTGCTTCGTCGTATTCTCATCTACCGTGATGCCGAACTGCTTGAACAGGCGCGTATTGCCATTGATCGCGCGACCAACCTGCATCGCATTCTTCTCAAGATCAGCAAAACCCGTATTCGCAGAAAGATCCAGGGCAAGGTTGAGGCCCTCCATCGCCTTCGTCGAATCACCCGTAAGGCGCAGAATCGTCGTGAACGCTCGAGACGCAGCCTCATCATCCACACCCATCGTCGTCGCAAGCTGCGTGAACTGCTCCTGCAACTTGTTTACATCATCACTCTTACCGAGCGATTGCAACTGACCACGGAGTGCCTGCGTGCTCTTCTCCGCCTCCGCAGCCGCCTTCACACTCTTATACAGCTCGGCTGTAACGCCGACACCGATCGCGACGGCAGCTAGCCTACCGAACTTGGAAAGGCTTCCGCCGGCGCCCTTCAAGCCTCGACTAAGGCCACTCGTATCAGCAACGATAGGGACAACGACAGCCATACGAGTAGTCTACCGGTTCCTATCTAGGCCCACGCGTACGCAGCTCCGTATTGAGAATGCGCTCCATCTCCGTAACGCTCTTCTCAATACTCTTCTGAACCGTAGATAAATGCTTCTCCGCCGCAGGCCACATACTTCGCGACGCAGGCCCATACTTCGCAATCAGATTCCGATTGAACTGCGAGCCGCCCGGATTCTTCCGCCCAGCAATATCAAACACCGCACCAGCCGGACTCGTCTGCTGCATCTTCATCAGCGTACGCTTACCACCCGTCCCGCGAATCTTCCGACGACGCACGCTCGCATTGATCCGATTCGCAGGGCGCCCACTCCAAGCAGGCAACCGCGCCTCACCCGAACGCTGACCAGCACCACTCGACTCTTTCCACCGAGACAACGGAGACTGCTGCGGCACACCATTACGAGCCTCCGTAATCATCGGCTTCGCATCACCCTTGATCCGCTTCTGAGCCGCCTTATACAACTCGGGATCGATCTTCTTCAGAGTGTCCAGAGCCTCGTCAAGGCCCCGCACGCGATACGGCTGTGCCATCACACTATCCTTGCGAGTGAACCGCTCGCCACCTGATGTAGCCGAGCATTGTCCAAAGCATACGCTCCGACTCGCCTAAGAGTTGGCTCGGAGCTATGCCCGTCTCGACCGCGAGACTCGCGATCAGCCAATGGGAGGAGGATTCTCCGAGGGCTCTAAAGGGCCAGACTCAGAACCTTCAATATCCTCAAGCGTTGCAACCCAATCCATGAAGTCCAGCGTTGTCTTGCCCTGGCGCTGAACACTATGCCACGCAAGCCAGACAAAATCGCGAGCGAAAATCGTATCGCCGCCAAGCTCAGTCGAAGGGCGCTGAAACTTCTCTTCCCACGCGATCACATCGACGAGCTCGGCGGTCACCATCTCCGTGGCGCCGCCCTTCGGCTTGATCTTGAACTGAACTTCCATCCTCATTCCCTCCAACTAGCACCCATGCGGGTGCGATGAGTTTAGGCTACAGCCTTCGTCACGGTACCCGACACGGGCCACGTGATCGAAGCCGTCGCAAGCTCGCCAACGGCGCCATTGACAGGCGTCCACTCGGTGACAAGCGGCGTCATCGTGTACGACGGGTTCGCCGTACCAACGGCGGTACCGTTCGGCTTGACGACCAGCGAAGTGGTCGAACCGATCAGCGGATAGACCAGACCCTCGATAGCCGAGTAGTCCTGATGCATGTCCAGCGTCACGCTGTTGTCCTGGAGGCCGCCGACACGAGTGACAGCACCCGTACCGAACGCGGTCGTCTCGACCTCATTGACCGAAATGTTCAGCGTCACCGAAGCAACGTACGAGCTAACATCCGTGCCGCCGAGGGTCACGTTTGCGTTGGTAAGCACAAGCTTTGCCATGTGATTCTAGACCCCCTTCGAGGTGTCGTCGTGTTCCTTAGTCATTCTAGCCGACGATTTGGACGGTTCTACAGAAACGATCCGACCAGACCCCAGCAACCCACAAAGCAGCGCCAGGCTGCCAATCTCTTCCTCAGAGACGAGCTCGCCACCCGTCTTCCCATACACCGTAAAACCCTCCACAACCTGATACTGCTTCTCCATCTCGTCTCCTTATGCGTACACAATCACGCGGAACTCGATCATAAGGTACGTCGTATCGTTACCGTCGATCGTCTGAATGCTACCGGCCGACTCGACGATACTCGTCCTCGCATACCCGCCTAGCGTAGGATCAGCCTCAATCGCGTATCGAATGCCGCCCTGATCGTAAGAGAGGTACGTGTCGAGGCGATCCTCTGCGCTGCGCTCCGCAGCACGACCCACGATCACACTAATACGATATGTCTGCGTGACCAGACCATTACTCATCGCGCCGTGATACTCAATCGTCTCCAACGATGGGAACGCAAAAGGCGCGTTCAGATTATCCGGCTGACGATCATACGCGCGCAGGCCCGTGATCGTACCAAGCGCCGCCGCGAGAGCCGTCTTGATCTCGCCAACGGTCGCGCTCACTTCACGTTCCGCATCTTCCGATACGGCTGAACGAGCTGCTCCACATCAGGATCAAGAAACCGCGACACGCGAACAGCACCAAAATCCCCAAAGCCGGCAACGCCTAGTGGCGAATCAAACCTCTTGAAGATTCTCGTAGCCTGGATGATTGTCGCCGTCTCGATCGCCTTCGGGATCGCCGGCCACCCCCACACAGCCGTGACGCGCACGAGCGCCTGCCCTTCGCCCTGGAGGACGCTCGTCGTCGGGAACACGTAATCCCCGACAGCGCGGACACGATCATACGCCCACGTAATTCCATCCAGCGTGCCGTTCAACGGCTCGAGCTGGTAATCCGTCGCAGCAAAAGTGACATCCCACACACCATCGCCGAGCGTGCTCGTCTCGATCGTGACGGCTGTACCAGCCATATCATCCGTCTGCACGTACAGCGAATCATTCGTCGAGAAGACGCGCACCGCCGTACCAGCGTTATAGAAGCTCCGCATGGCGTAACCGTCGATCAGCCTGGACGCGGATTCTACGCTGCCCTCAAGGAGCGTATCGTCCGTCGAGTCGGTGATGCGAAGCGCAGCCTTGACCTGCGTGAGCGTGCAATAGCCATTCGTGATCGCCATGCTCGTATTCTACCCGCCCGTGGACAGGTTAGAACCATGAAACCGGTACGTCCACGTCTCCTCCGGCACACACACAAACCGCGCGCCAGCATCAAGCGCGCGAAGCCAGAAATCCCAATCCTCAAAACCATACGCCGAATCAGAGCGCCAGCCGAGCTCTTCGCAGAGACTCGTGCGGATTAGCGTTGTGGCAGGGATGTAGTTCTCGCGCCTGAGCCGATCAGGATCAAAAGGACTATTCGGATTGAAACCGCGACCCGTGACGCGACAATACGAGTAGAGGATATCCGCCTCAGCCGAGTGCGCCACGAGCGTTTCTAGGTGATGCGAATCCATCAAATCATCATCGGCTAGTTGTGCAATCCAATCAGCCTCAGCAGCGATGCACGCTGGCAGCATCCGATTCAGCATCACCGCAGGGCCAACACGCTCATAATCCAGCATCACAACATGCGCCACCGGCTCGAGCGTCTGCGCCTTCACACTCTCCACGCACTCAGCACGAAAATCGGCGCGCTCCGGCAAGCTCGGCGTCATAACGACTACGCGCACTGATCCCACCGAATAGCAGGAGACTCCACACCAATCAATAACCGGCGAACACCATCCTGCTCCACATGATCAACAAGAGCCTTCAGATGCTGC